GAGACATAAGCCTTCTTGAAGTTTGCCCACGACAGCGGGCCCGCAGCGTTCTTCTTCTTGGCAGCATCAAGACGCTTCTGAGTCTTGGCACCCACCTTGCCGGTGGTCTGCTTCTGCTGAATAGCCTTGTGTCGCATGGCCTGATAGTTCCCCATCGCAGTGTTCTGCGTGCGGGCATCAGCTGCTGCGCGCTTCTGCTTTTTACTAAGAGCCATTCCCTTCTCCTTAGTCTTCATCGCTGCACTGTATGACACAGTGTCAGCCATTAATGGACAATCCCGTACTTCTTCATGTCACGCCGCATCTCGGAAGCCAGCCAGTCAAGCACCTCATCGTCCGGCTTCTCTAGGTCAGCGTTAGCCCTGTCAATCTCGCGCTCAACCTTCTTAAGCCGCTCTTCAAACGGCACGTTGAGCATGTACTTAAGGTCGTCAATGATACGGGAGTCCAGCTCCTTGTACCTAGCAACGAACCGTATTACCCCGTCCTTGCAGTTCTCCATCACGGTAAAGGGCTCTTCCCGGTCCTCGTGAAACACGATCATCAGATTCGGGTCAAGTTCTTTCACGCGCTCAGCGATGCCGTATAGGTCACTGCCCACCACGGCAGATGTATCACGGTCGCCGGACATATCCAGTCGAAGGTTAGTAGGTATTGGTGTAACGAGCATCTAGCCCCAAGTGTCCTTTCGGTTGTACTTCTTTGGCTTAGGCTTGTTGCGAGCTGGCCTTGTCGAAGGCCGTGGCTTAGGCCGTGGCTTAGGCCGTCGTGCTGCCCCGCGCTTTGACGACTTGACGTATCGTGAGCCCGGAGGCTTCTTCCACTTCGGCTTCTTGGTCGAAGCCGACCCTGCCTTACCGACTACTCCGGGGAACGCCTCAAGGGGGTCTGCTCCCACAGCAGCGGATACCACTGCACCGGCAATGGGGATCTTCCGACCAAACTTCGTAAGCCCCCTGCCAAGCTTCTTCACAAATGCGTTGTTGTCGCCGTACTTCGCCTGCAGGCCCTTCTTGGCCACCCTCTTGTACTCTTCGTTGCTGGCCCTCGGCCCCGGTGGCCTGTAGGTGGGCTTCGATGAGATCCGCTTCTTCTCATGCGCGAGGTCCTTGTCTGCGTAGATGTTGCCGGTATTCTTAGGCTCGGAGCGGTTCATGGTGTTTATGTCGCGGGCACGCTGGCGCGCCGTCTTGCTCACGGGTGACGGCGGCTTTGGCGCATACTTCTTCCGCATAGCATTCCTACGCACCTTTGTGGCATTCCCCTTCCGAGCGGCGCGCTGACGCTTGGTCTCATACGCTCCGTCTGCGCCGCGAGTCGCCCCCTGAGGTGCGGTCTCCTTCAGGTGCTTGGCAACCGCGCGGTGGGCCTCGCCCCGTGCCTTTCTCCGGCGAAACTCGGCAAGGCGCTCTTCGCGGCCCGGATTTTTCAGCAGGTGCTGGCCGCGCTTGTACTCACGAGTGTTCTTGCGCGCGGCGCTCTTGCGGTAATCTTCACGGGAGCGCATCTCTGCCTGCTCGCTAGCACTCTGCGCGGCGCGCCTTGAAGCCTTCTCCCGCGCAATCTTTTCATTAATAGCGTCGGCTTGGACCTGTCCCTGTCCAACCTGACGTCCCCACTCAGCGTTCTTACGGCGAGCCGCGTCCGCCTTCTCCTTCGGCGTCTTTATCTTGTTCCAGTCGTTGAGCTTACCTTCGTCCGGCTTCACGTCGAAAAGGCGAGCCCCGTCCTTTCCACCGCGAAGCGGCTCTGACGCCTCGCCCACCACACGCCCTGTCCTAGCCGCGCTATTCTGGGCGCGATTCTTTGCTGCCTTAGCTTCCTTCTTTTTGCGCTTTTTCTTGGCAGCAGCACGACGCTCTCGCCAAGTCAGCGGCCTTGCTGGCTCTGGCTTCTTCTTTTTCTTCTTCTTTGCCATTGGGGCTCCTTGATTGGGGTGTGGGACGGGGCCACTAGGACCCCGCCCCACCCTGCTCCCGCTACCAGCTGAGGCTACTTAACGTCATCCTCAGCGTTGACGATCTTGCCGTGGCGGTTACGCGCCCAAGTACCGAGGTTGCAGTACTTGAAGAGCACACCGACGTAGCGGTCGTAGCGCGGCTCCCACTTAAGAACCTCGCCGTCCTCCTCCATCCACTCCCAGTCGCTCATCTGCGACCAGAACATCGCGGGCATGTTGACCGCAAAGACGTGCCCAAGCGGGCAGTGGTCGTCGTAGACCATCGGAGTCTCATCGAACATGAGCGCCGTGAAGCCGCCGCGAAGCTTGACCGACTGAGCGTCGTTGAAACGCTTGAGAGCGGTCAGGGTGTTCGCGTAGCGGTTACGCACGCCACGAGTCGTGATAAGGATGGTCTCCTCGTCGGAACCAGACTCAAACCCGATGGCGTCCTTGAGCTGGCGCAGGAGCGAGTCGCCGACAATGGCACCCGCAGCGTCAACCTCAGAGGACTTCCAGAAGGTCTCCCCGGCGCTAGCCGGGTCAAGGCCGTGGAGCTCACCATCTGCGGAGATGATGTTCTGCAGGCCGTTGATCGCCTGATACACGTCGTTGTTCGGCACCGTCTGAGTCGAATCAGACGAGGCGCGAACGAGCACCGAGCCGACCGTGACGCCCGTACCGTCGCTGACGGTGAGGGTGCGGGTCGAACGGTCAATCGCCGTGACGTAGAACGCCTTAGCGTTCAGCGGCGAGTTAGCCGGGTCAACCGGCGCGGCGTAGACGTCAAGGTACTCCCCACCCTGAAAGTAGATGGTGGTGTCAACCGTGATGTCGTTACCCGCAACAGCCGTCACAGTCGCAAGGGCACCGTCGCCGGTCCCGAACGCCTGAATGTTGACGTGCCGCTTGAGGTCGTCAGTGATGCCCTCCATCTCAGCCTGCAGGGCGCGACGGAACGCACCCTCGTTCGACTCGCTGGCCTTAAGCAGCTGGCCAGTGATGTTGAACAGACCGTAGAAGTACCGCAGGTCCTCACTGATGTACTTGTATCCCTGATTCCCCGGAGCCGGAAGAATAGCGTTCTCGGCTCGCGGACCAGTACCCTGATTCCGCGACGTGCGGAGGGGGATACGGAACTCGTTACCAACAAAGTCAATGCCGGTAGAGTCCGCCACAATGCCCCGGAAATCACGAGAGGCATGCGGCATGTCCTGCTTGTCGTCACCGTCACGAGTACGGAGACCGAAAAGCAGGATCTTGTTAGAATGCAGCTGGTCACGAATCGGACCAATGAACTTGGTCTTCATCGCTGCGCTGAAACTAGAAGTATCTGCCATTAGGCTTTCTCCTTAATTGATCTAGCGCGTTGACCGACTCGTCCTGTCTTCCGACAGGAAAGCGTCAATCGCGCTCCCAAGATTGGAGTACTCGTCCTTGTTAGGCACACCACTAGTTCCCTCACCCACGGGGTCCGGCCCATCCATCTCAGCCGGTGCCTCGGGCGCGCGGTGGTACTTCATGTACCACTCCATTGCGCTGTCCGGGTCCCCCTCAAACGCGACGATAGCTGCGTGGAACAGATCACGGTCGAAGCCGGGCACCTGCTGCTCAATGTTGACCAGAAGGTCCTCATAGGCGGCGTCCTGCTGTGCCTCCTGCTCTTCCATCATCTTGCTCATCACCCAGTCGCGGTACTCATCCCCCTCTTCGGAGTCCTCGTACCCCTCTTCGTCGTCATCGTCATACGGTGTGGGACTGTGCTCTGCCTCGTCAAACTCGTCGTACTCCCCAATGTCACCAGACAGGCCGAGAAGCTCGCCCATCTGCTGATAAGTGCCTTCCGGGTCGTTGTCCAGAGCCTCGGCCAGTCCTGCCATGATCTGTGCGGCCTCCATGTCCCCACCAAACAGCTCAGACCATCCGGCCAGATCCTGCTCAAACTGGGTCATGCGGGGCTGCCAAACCTCCCGCAGATACTGGTCAATCCGAGGGTCATCCAGACCTCGCTCCGCAAGGTCGTTGGCCCACGGCGCGGGTCCTGCGTCCTTGGCCTCCTGCTTCGACTCAGAGTTCCCGTCGGAACTCTTTGTCTCAGACTTGGGCTGTGACTTGGACTCCTTGCTTTCGGTCTTGGGCGTGTCAGACTTGGACGACTTCACGTCCTCGGGCTCAACTTCAAACCCTCCGCCTGCTGGTGCCTGTGCCTCTTCGCTCATGGTTCCTCTTTCTGCTACGCTGGTGCGCGGCGGTTGGTGTTCATCATCGCCGTTGCCTCAGCAGCGGCAGCGGCCATGTCAGGGTTTCCCGACATCGCCGGAGGTCCAGCTTCCATTGGCGCGGGTGCGCCTCCGGGGACCGGCGGAGCAGCAGCTTCCATCGCTGCCATCTCTTCCGGTGCTGGCTCGTTGGGCGGACCACCTGTTCCGGCGGTCGCCTCGATCTCTGCAACAGCGGCCATGATGTTCATCAGTGCGTCACACAGCGGGGAGCCGGGCTCCTGCTGGTGGCAAATCTTGTACATCTGGCCAAGCGCCTGCTCGGCGGCGTCTGCTGCCTTGTTAAACTCTGGGGGGTATGCCCCCTGTCCCATTCCAGCCTGTGCAGCGGAGGGCATGTCCCCCTGCTCCATCGGCATTGGCGGTGCGTTAGTACTCATTCAGCCTCCTATGGCTGGACGGGGGCCATAGGTCCCGGCCCCTCTGGTTGCGGTGGGCCTGCTGGCGGACCAGCGGGCGGAGCTCCCCCAGCCTCCGGGGGCATCTGAGGCGCGTTAGGGTCAATGCCCTGCATCGCCATCTGCACCTTAGACTCTTCCAGCGCCGCGTCAATTGCAAGCTGCTGGTGGGTGTCAAGGTGGAACTGGAAGTAATTTTGAATCTCTGGGTCAAGCTTCTTGAACGCATCCGTGTTCATGTAGCGGCGGTGCTCCATGATGTGAACAGCGTGGTTGTTCCACTTATCAGGCTGGATGGGCTTCGGCGTGCCGTCAAGCACACCCTCCATCAGCTTGTTCTCACGGTACGCCTGTGCCTTGTCCTGCGCCTCGGGCAGCAGGTCCGGCGACTCAGGCGCGAGGTTAAGAAGCTCCATGACCTGCTTCGGGTCCTCAATGACCTTGTACTGCCACAGGTTCAGCACGCGATCCCAGCGACCAGCGATGCTCTGCGGCAGGCCGGTGGTGGTCTGCGTGACCACGCGAAGCTCGTCGCCAGCGGGGATGCGGTCACGCTGAAACTGGAAGACCTCAATCATCCCCTCGTCGTCGTAGCTCTTGAGGATCTGGTTGGCGTCGCCAAACTCCTTGAGCAGCGACGAGCACTGCCACAGGCCCTCGGCCAGCGCCTCTTCCAGAGAGTGAATGGTGTCCTTGAGAACCTCATCGTCGGTCTCCTGCAGCAGCTGGATGGCCTGCGCGGCCTCCACGCGACCGGGCACGCCACCTCGGCTGACCTCGTGCTGACCGGCGATGTCCTGCGCCATCTGCGTAAAGCGCATGGACTCACCCTGCACCCACGACGGCAGCGCCTGAATCTCAATGAACTGCGGCGAAGCGTCGGGAGGACCGCCGGAGGCGCGCAGCACCTGACGCGGGCTCGCGTCCGGCTCGGCCTCAAGCTCAAGCGAGAACGGAATAAACCACTTGCCATTGGCAAGGTTCCGGTTCTCAATAATCTGCGACTCCACCCGGTTGAGCTCCTGCTGGGGACCGCGAATGTAGTCCATGACCGAGGCGTACCACTTGCTGTTCGCACGCTCAATGTGCCCGATGTGGGTAAACGGCATGTGCCCGTGTGCGTACGGGAAGTCGCCCTCGTGGATGATTTCATTCCCGGCATACACGACGTATGCGCCCTTCTCACGCGATGCGTTCGGTGGCTCCCAGTATTCGTTAACCACTACGCCGGGCAGGTTGGCATACACTGAGTCGGTGTAGTTGGCGTAAAGCCTGCCCTCAATGCCGGTGAGTACGTTGGTGTCATTGGAGTCGAACTTCTTGTTGTAACGCTCTTCGGCGGTCTCACGGTCAAGGAACTGCGAGTGGATGACCCAGCGGCAGTCAACCATTGACTTCGCGTACGGGTCTGGGTACACGTCGAACGGCGCACACACCGCCATCTTGGCGTCGGCGTCATTAGAGTCCCAGTACCACTTGAGCCATGCGTTACCCGTCGTCACAATCCAAAACGATGCGTTCCGAAGGCGGCGGTCCATCTTCCATTCTTTGCGCCAGTTGCGATACTGGGCGTTCAGGACGCGCGCCATGTACTGATCGTCCTCAGCATCCGTCCGAGGCAGCGCCTCAACAATCGGGACGGTCTTGAGGATCTTGGCCCGCTCACGGCGCGTGATGGGCATGCAGATGTTGTGGGTGGTCCGCTCGGTGCCCGGCGTCTGGACCAGCTCAATCAGGCGGTTGGTGGTCAGGTCCCACTCAACGTACTGCTCGCCGTTGACATAGGCCAGATTCATCCACCAGTCGGGCTCCCAGACACGACGGCTCTTGCGCGCGTACTCCTTACGCTCCGCGAGCTCCATGATGTCCAGCTTTGCGGGTGTCTTATCGCTGTCGTCAGCCATTAATCAAGGGCCACAGTGAACAGGCCCGAATCCTCCGCTGCAGCCTTAAACTTCTCCCACTCTTCAAGCTGCTTCTTAAGATTGGCGATTTCCTTGTCCAGCTTCGCCAGCTTATTCTCAGCCTTCTTGTCGCCCTCAATGCGCTTACGCGCCTCGTTGGGCGTGATGTTGTAGATTGCGGCGATGCCTTCAATCATACTCGTAACACCGATGAAACAGTAGGACGCCTCAAGGACCTCCACGCCGGGGAACACAACGCCCCGCTCGTTATTGCCCGTGTTGAGACATCCTGCAAACATCGGATCAGGGTTAGAGTTGAACGCCTGCGCCGTTTCCAAGAGTTGCGGTGTAGTAGTCATAGCTTGTATTATATCATATTATAGCGGTTACGGAGCTTCTGGGACTTGATTTGACTGCTAACTTGGTCCCAAATCTGGCTATTTAGCGTGGAAACCGGCTTTTCTACCGCCTGAACGGGCTGATTTCCGTAAAATAGCGTAGCAATGTACTGTGCAGCGTCTACAAGGTGGTCATCCTTCTTACGTGGCCGCTCAGCCCCGTCGGTTTCGCGCTGTACGTTGATAGATGCCCACCTATACTGCTGGAATGCAACAGATGTCATGGGGCACTGGTCGGATAGCACCAAATCGCCCCTAACTAGCAGCTGATTTAGGGCGTTAATGCGCGATGAGTAGTCTTTGCTGCCCAACTGGAAGTGAAGTCCGTGCTCAGAGAACCAATACTGGATAGATTTCATAGATTCGCCCATTCGGTTGCGAATAGCCGGGTCTGCGGCGCGATATTTGATGTTCTCGCCCTGTTCCAGCAGCTTAATCGTCTTGGCAACGTCGTGAACGCTCATAGTCTGGTACGATTCGCGCGACTGAGCGTCTGTCGGGTCGTAAGTCTGCCACTCTCGGTACTGAACCCAGCGTGTTGACCCCGGCTTGCGCGCCCACCACACGACAGCCGTGGGGTTCCTGAGCCCCCAGTCCAGTCCCATTGCCCGCTCCCAGTCCTTAGGCGGCTCAAAGTGGCTGATGACGTGATTTTCCGGCGAGAACTCAAGAATCTGGCCCTCAAAAGCGTCAAACTCGCACAGCACGTAGCGACGAACCCAGATTTCGGGCATCCCGAGTAGCGACTGCAGGTAGTTTGACGGCTGCCCGGAGTCGTCGTAGAGGGTGGGGTTGTCAAATGACGTGGACCTAAAGTGACGCGTGCCCTCGGGCGGGTTGTTCACGAACCTTTCCCAGATCCAGTCGTGGCCGTTGGGGTTCGTAGCCAGTGCAATCAACTGCCTGACGTTGCTTTTGTCCCACTTGTGCCCCAGCTCGCGCGCCTCGGCGGTCGGCTGCTGCTGCCTGAGGCGGGTCTTGAGACCGTTGAAGGCGTCTACACTGACCTCAGACGCCTCGTCAATATACACGGCGGCGAGGTTCAGGGACATATGCTTGCGCCAGTCGTCCAGAGAGCGGAACATCACCTCTGAGCCGTTGGGAAACATGATGCGGTCAATGTGCCCGGCCTGCCTGCGCGAGTCGCACAGGTCCCACAGAGTCGTGCCCTCTTCTACATCGTCCGGGCGCATGGACAGCAGGTTCACAAACTCGGTCTCGGTGGTGTCCCTGAGTGACGGGACCGACTGGCGGGCAACCATAATGCGGCTGCCCGGCTGCGTCAGTGCAAGAGAAATGGCATCAGCACAGAGCGCAATAGTCTTACCTGATCCGACGGCTCCGATAGCCGCTTTCTCCCGTGCAGACGTAAGATGGAACGGAAGGTGGATGTCGAAAGGAGTATAGGCAAAGTGAACCTCGCTCAACTGAACAGCCCGTCCCTATTCTGGTCTAGGTCAGGGCTGTGCTTGCCCATCTTGTAGTCGCGTGTGATACTGCATGACGTGCAGATGTAGCGCCTATCGTCGTGCTTCCTCATATTAGACGGGTGCTTGTGCGACTTGCAGCTGTAGCACTTGGGCCAGTCCTTCTCAAAGTCCTCAAGGCCGGAGGTTTCCTCGTATTTCTCGGCGGGTATGCCCTCGGATGCGCGCGGGAGCTCTTCATAGTGCTCCACGACCGCATGTCCGAAGGGGGTGTCCGGTGTAGGTACTCCTGAAACGACGACGATGTTCTGATTCCCACCTTCCTTGGGGTCGGTATCCTTGAAGCTCATAGCATACTTCATCACAAGCGCGTACGCGCGCGAGCGAGCCATCCAGTCCTCGGACTCTAGGTCCTGCTTGAGAGCGGCCATCGCCTCAGGCAGAAGGTGAGTCATGGACTCGGCAGCGCCCAGCACGTTGTCGTGAACGTGCTGAGTGATCTGCTCGCGGATCTCCTGACGAAGCACCTCGCGCACCTCGTCTTGGATGTTCTCAAAGGCGAGCTTGCGCGCAATGTCGCGCTGCTCGGTTATCTTGCCCTTACCACCGGCAAGCCTGTGTGATTCCTTGCGGCAATGATCGTTGCAGTACTTGCGCGATGCGCGCGAGTCCTCAGGCAGCTTCTCGCCACAGTGAAGGCAGTATGTCGTCGTTCTAGGCAAGAGGCGGCACGTCGTCCATCGTCAGGCTGCGATCACCCTTACCAGAGTTACAGGGGTCACAAGCCGTGACGAGATTATTCATAGCGGTCAAAGCTCCGCCATCCTTGACGGACGTGAGGTGGTCCACGCGAAGCTCGCGGTCGCCGGGCTTAGCACCGCAGTAGCGGCACATAAACCCGTCACGCTTGAGCACAGACCAGCGCAGGTCGCGCGGGATCGTGATTCGCTTCTTGTTAGCTAGATGAGCGTGATAGCGGCACTTATCCGTACAGAACTTAGCTGTCTTACGGATAGGAACAAACTCCTTGCCGCAGGTCTTACACTTCTTCGGGTCCAGCGGCAATCTCGCCCCTCTCTACTCTAAAATCGTGCACACGAGCCTTAAGCTCGGTCACGTTTGGATTACGCTCAAGAAGCCCCGGCGTCTTCTCTAGAAGCCACCGAAGCCACTTAAAACGCACGACAGTAGCCGACGGCGGCGCGTCACGCGGCTCGTCAACGTCGTCTACAATCTCTTCAGGTGTCAACTGCTGCGACTGCATTGTGCTCCTTAGGTGGTCTTGTCGGGCCCACTGGTAGTGGGCGTAGAGTCGCTGGGCGGAGGCCCCGCAACGGTCTTCTTGTAGTTAAACGTGCGCGTCGGAATGCCGGGGTACGCCGCCTGAAACGCTGCTAGCTGCTCATCGCGCGTCGCCTTCGACGTCCATCCGCCGTACTGCACCGGCTTCCCGTAGGTGCCGGGAGGCCCTGCCTCAAAACTGTACGGCGACTTCTTAGAGGTCTTGACCTTGCGCGTCCAGTAATCCGGGTTGGCCCGCTTAAACTTCTCTTCCTGCCCGTCACGAGCCTCCTTAGTGCCCCAGCCGCCGTAAATCTTGACGTCCAGCCGCTCAAAGGCGTACATCGTTACGTCGCTGGTGGACCCCACTCCACCGAGGTCATTTGGCACCACGAACGACCAGCCCTCACTGGGGCTTCGCCGCCGGGCGCTCACCGCGTCGTTGGAGTTGCCCTCAATGGTGCTGTACGAGCCGTCTGAGTAAACGTGGTCCACGATCCCGACGTGCTTGCCGTTCTTGATCAGCAGCGCGCCGCTAACCGGCTTCGACTTAAGCCAGCCGCGCTTCTGGGCTTCCGAGTAGGTGGTCCCGGTATAACCGTGGCCCACTCCGCCTTTGGAGGTAGGCTGGTACGCTTTGTACCCACAGCGATTTGCGACAAAAATTACAAAGCACCCACACCACGGCTGCGGTGAAGTGTAGCCACCTTCCTGCCAGCACTTGTTGACGATCCAGCTACCAAGGCTGCTGGTAGGCGGGTTGCCCGTGCCGCGATTGTCGCGCTGCGGCTCGCGCTCCCTGTGACCAAGCCACTTGCGGGCTTCGGTAAGTACTTTCTCTGCGTTACTTGGCATGATTCTCCTTTTTACGGGCCGCTGCAAGAATAGCCTCGGCCTCCTCCGTGTCATACGGTTGGTAAATAGATCCGCTTCCCTCGTAAGAAATCTGCGCTTGCAGAAGGCAGTTCTCGGTCATAGTGATCGGATAGGTAGGATTCACCGCCGTTTGGAAGTCACCATATGTACGGAGCGGACCTCCACCGGTCGCCATCAAAGCGTGAAACTGGACCTCCATGCCGTTCGGATTATACGCCGTGATCGGGTAGGCGTTTCGATCAGTGTCCATGACTACCCCAGCGACAGCCGGGGAGAACCAGTCGAGAAGGCCCTTAAAGTAGAGTGGGTAACGCGCCATGACAGGAAGCCAGAACACGATGCCGCTAGGACGCATGCTATCAAACCTCGTATCACTGCCCCACCGGAAGATCCACTTGACCGTTATAAGGCTCCCCGAGCGATGCCACCAGCCGTCAAAATCACCGTCCCCGATAACGAGGCCCTGCGAATACGGGGTGTAGTGATTCCAGCCGTCCCGACCCGTCACAATGTCGCCATCAGCATCAGTGTTGACAACGTGCGGGGCGAGCTCCTGCGTGTACTGAGGCACGTCAGACAGCAAAGAATCGTTCGACAAAATAGGAATGCCGTTAATGTATTCCACAGCCATTACAAAGCCTCCCAGTATCCGTCGGGCGGGTTGTTCTCGTAGTCGGGAGCCTTGGGGGCCTCGGCCAGTACTTTTTCTGCGTTAGCCGCCAACAGACTCTCCCTTTGCCGGGAAGTTAAACTCATTGTAGGTCACAGACCTAATACTCAGAGAAACGTCTAGGTCGCTCGGAACGAAGTCAAGAGAGCGAACGGAGTCGGTCAGCCGACTAGTATCAATCTTGGCAACTTCTTCCTGACTGCCATCAATAATAACGCTGACGAGCAACTCATTTACGTTAACGGAAAAATGCATCAAATCCTCCTAGTTGATTGCCGTATCATGAATCGGGCGCCGGGCTGGCGGGTGGGTAGGTGTCCTTGATGTCCCCGACCTTCGTAAAGGGGCCGGGCTTGCCCGCGTAGATGAACGACGGGATCACGGCGTAGGGCTGCATTTTGCTGAACGCATGGCCGCCGCCCTGCGAATTGATTCCGTGCGTGTGGCGTGTTGACGCGCCAGCAGTGTACGAGAGGACACCGTTCGGGGTAGGCACCTGTGCGCCCACAGCAGCGTCCTTAGTATTTGGAATGTGAGTCGCAAACGACTGTGAAGTACCTGTACCGTGACTGTGGTCAGGAGAGTCGTTCCCAGTGGCTCCACCGTGGTTGTGCGAAGGCATCTCACCAATGGTCAGCGTGTGAGTTTCACTGCCCCCGCGCTGACCAGCGGGCCTGCCGGTGGTGTTCTCAGTACTCCCATCACCACCGGGCCCAACCACCACGCGGCCCCGGAGGTCAGGCACAGGCATCGGGTCGCCGTCCGGGACCGAAATCTCGCCGTGGGACCAGTAATCGGCAAGGGCCGTATAAAGCCCGTCGCCAATGTCTGCCTTCGCGTACATGCCGCCGTCGCAGGGAATCCACAAGTCGCTTGGCTGTGCGACAGCCTGAATAATGGTGCCCACCGGCAATGAACTTGAAGACGTAGCCTCTAGTTCAACCACAATAGCCTCGGCCAACGCTTTGATCGTAGCAGGCGTTGACTGTAGGTCGTCCTCAGGCGCGACGTAGGGCAGTGTGATACTGTTGCCGTTAG